TTATTTTTTTCAATAGTTGTATCAACACATGTTGTAAACATATGAATATCGCATGGAATATCTTTAATGGAACTAATAAGTTTGGTTTGGATATCTTTAGATACTTTCCAAGGATCATCACATGTCACTGGCAGCTGAATAGTTCCAGAATAATGAGTTAAAGCATTTAATTTAATATACTCTTCTAAATTTTCAGAAATTTTATTGAAAAGAGTATTATTATATCTGCATCGGTCAGAAAATGTATCATTCAAAATATTCTTATCGAAAAACTGACATTTTTTAATCTCCTTTGCCATTTTATATAAGCATATTAAACAATTAAAGTTTTTGAATAACTGGACAGGATGGGCGAATAACTGGACAGGATGGGCGAATGACCAAACAGGATGGGCGAATGACCAAACAGGATGGGCGAATAACCAGACAGGACGGGCGAATAACTGGACAGGATGGGCAAATAACTGGACAGGATGGGCGAATAACTGGACAGGATGGGCGAATGACCAGACAGGATGGGCGAATTACCAAACAGGATGGGCGAATGACCAAACAGGATGGGCGATTACATATATTAATCTATATTTTCAATAATTTATATAAAAAATAAATATAAATAAAAAATAAAGTTTTTAAATCCACCCTGTCATTTCCAAAAAAAAAATTTGGAAAAAATTTTGAATTGTTTTTATTTGTTTGCAGTTTTTATAACAACTTGAAAACAATTCAAAATTTTCTCGATTAAATTATACTTTTTTGGCACCATTCAAAAAATCAATTATTTTAAATTTGTATATGAATTACACACAAAAGTCAAAAATTAAAAAAAAAGACATAAATATATAAAAAAATAATTGTTTTAATTTTGTATATAAATTTATAAACAAATCAAAACAATTAATTTTTTATATATAAATATTGAATTTTTTAATTTATAATTCAATATTTATCAATTACACAAGCAAAATGGAGTGGCAATGCCAATATTGTAATATCACATTGAATAAAAATACATAACAACGTCATTATAATACTCATGTTATTGCTTCATATCATTGCCCGTGTATATATAATAATTGTAATTATATTCCCAAAAATTCTTCTGATTGATCGCAAATCATGGAAAACTATTTGATATTAAATAATATATAAATATTATGAATTGAAATATTATTAATTAATATTTATATTTTAACATATAAATATGAAGTGGTTTTTTTCGTTAAAATCGACAGATGAAGAAAAGTATTCATTATTTGACTATTATACTAATGAAATAATAAATTCATCATTTATAGTATGTCAAACATATGTTGATAGGACTAAGGAAATCTACAGATATGCATTATTTGATACATTTGTTCAATTTTATAAATGGTATTATAGTATCCCTCAAAATAGTTATAAATCATTCTATGAAGTTATAATAGGTAAAAATTCTCAAAAACCATACTTCGATATTGATATTACTCGTGATGATGCACATACATTAGGACCTGTTGTATTAAATGAATTGTTAAATTCTATAACTAAAACGATAACTATAGATATAGAAAAAGATTTATGTATTTATACTTCTCATAATGATAAAAAATTCAGTATACATATCGTAATCAATCATTGGTGTTACAAAAATAGTATTGAAACTAAACAGTTTGTATTAACAGTTGTTGATAAATTACCCAAAACAGTAATGAATATCGATTGGGATCCTAAGTGGGTAGATACATCTGTATATAAACCAACACAGTTATTTAGATTATTGGAAAGTACAAAATTACGTAAAGAGAGATATAAAAAATTATTAACATCGTTTAATTATAATGATAAAATTATTATTCATAAAAATGATATAGTAGGAGATAACGAATATGAAGATAGATTGAATCAATTTGAGGAATCATTGGTAACTTATACAAAAGGTTGTAAGTTCTTACCATCATTATATATTGAAGAAGATGATAATGATACTAAATATACTAATAATAATATAATATCTGATGAAGTATCTAATGAAATTACAGATGAATCAATTATTTCAGTATTAAGGAATTATTTCGAAGGTGATCATTTCTCTATTAGAACTGTAGAATTGCCTTTCATATTCTTGTATAGGTTAAGTCCAACATACTGCAGTTGTTGCATGAGCACTCACGAGCACGAGAATCCTTATATGATAGTGAAAGAAACATTAACTACTGTATCATATCTATTTTATTGTAGAAGAAATGAGAGTAACAAATATTCAGTTATTTATGAAAGGATGAAAACAACAATACAATCACCGGTACCGTCACCTACATTAATCGATAATTCACCACCACTAATAGAATCTCCAAGTGATAGTAATAATATATTTAATGTTGCTATACCATCATATCAATCTGAAGAAGATACTATGAAGTTGTTAATGAATTCAGTACCACATGATATTCTAAAAAAAAGAAAAAATAAAATGAATCCTTTAAAAAGAAAGAAATGACACAAAGAGCAGTACTTGTGGGCGTTAATTATATAGGAACAAGTAATCAATTACAAGGATGTATCAATGATGTATATAGAGTTTCTGATATATTGAAATCTGTTTATAAATTTAATCATTCTAATGTAGTAATATTAACAGATGATCAAAATAATGGGTCGTCAACATATCCTACAAAAGCAAATATACTTAATGCTCTCAAAACCATGGTGAATTCTGTACAGCCGGGCGATGTATCTGTATTCCATTATTCTGGACATGGAATGTTAGATTCTAGTCGATCTCAAACTAATATGTCAGATCCTCGTGAAGATGATGTTATTATTCCAGTGGATGTATTAAATAAAGGGTATTACGATCGATCTAATGAAATTCCTTCTGATGATTTATGGGATATAGTATCTGTCATCCCCAAAGGATCGTTTTTATTCTCAGCAATCGATGCGTGCCATAGTGGTACAGAATTCGATCTTCCTTACAATTTGTGTATTGATTCTCAAAATACTAATAGTTATCATATGCAGAAAGTTGAACAACGTCCTGAAACTAGTGGATCTATCGTTGTATTATCAGGATGTAAAGATACTCAAACAAGTCTTGATGCAGCTGATAGCACTGGAAGACCTGCGGGAGCTCTTAGTTATGCCATGTGTGATTATATATTACATCATACAAATAATGAAATAAATTTCGTTGATTTCTTATCTGGAGTTAGACAGAGTATTGTTAATAATAATAAGAATGTTCCCAATTTACAAGAACCTCAATTAGGATTCGGGCGTATGATAGATTGTGGACTTATATTCACACTTCTTCCTAATGGAATTATTCCTCAATTATCAGATCAAGATAAGAAGAATGTTAAAGAAATATTAGCTAAAGTATATGAGAAACCGATAAAACCATTACGTGAGATGCAGTCTGATATAATTCATCATCCAATAGTTAATACTAATCCATTACCAAGAAATTATAAAAAACCATCGGGTGGTTGGATATATCATATTCTATTACAACAACAAAAAAAATAAATTATTTTTTTATTTAAATTTTTTCATTAATTCATAATGAAGTGGACTTGACGGTTTTGTAGTAGCTAATCGAACTCTTGGTATAGTAGTACGAAGTGTTTGTCTTCTATGTTTTATTTCATTTAGAAATATATTAGTATCTTCTCTAGTAGATGATGTTTTTTTTAATTTATTTATATTGAATTTTTCTATATCTGCTATTAAATTAGACGGAAAGCATGGAATGAATACAGAATCTAAATATACTTTTCTTAATTTATCTTTATTAAAATCTAACAGTTCCGATTTAATATCGATAGGAATAAAAGCAGATTCAGTAATTGGTTCTATTTTTATATCATTTTTTGAATTACAAACAACTATTGTATTATCATTCTTAATATTAGCGCTAGTATTACTTGAATAATATGAATGATAGGAATATAATCCTATGGTAGTTACCCCAGCAAGTATAGAAATTAGTAGAGCCATTATCCACCTGTTTTAGAATTAAAAAAAAATTGAAAAAAATGATTTATATAATACTGATATAAATGCAATTATTTATATTAATAAAAATATGGATGATCCTAAATGGGATTTAGTTTTGTTGCTTTTAGATTTAACGCATTTAGCATTTATTCATTATCAATTACAATGTTTGACATGGACTCCTAATACTATTTATATAATTATAGATACTGATGTACATTCATTACAATCTATGTTCAAAGAGTACCCATTTAATATACAATTTGTATCATTCAAACGATTCCCGTTTACAATCAATCAAATATCACATGCATCTCACAATGAGAAAAATGCTATTGAATATAAACAGCATCTAGTATGGTTATATGCATCTGAAGTACTACTTGAATTAAGTCCATATTATTTAATTATAAAAAAAAATACATTACTAGTTACTAATAAATGGGAATATAAATTATTTGATGAAAAAAAACTACCCAATTATTCTGTATCACATGGAATATATCTCCCTAATATTCAACATATGAATAAACTTCATCCCGATCTTAAAAAGTATCTAGCTTATTCTGCTAAGTCATCTTTTTTTATTTTAGAAACAGAATGTGTTAGAGAAATGATTGATTTCATTACTGATAATCATAAAACAAAACCATTTTGGAAAATCTATACAGAAGCATTGGATCCTTATAATGCATCTATTGATGCTGATCCAATGGAGATATATCTCAATTATATGCAATGGAAACATCCCAATACGTTTAGTATGTCTGTTAATTTATGGAATACGCCAAAAACAATTACAGAGAGTCAATTTTATGATGATAAATTAGTTGGAGGATGTTATAAATATAATAATATCGATTTTAAATCATTGTTCTATACGGGCCCAATTAAACATTGGAATATTACATATCAATTGAATAGTCTTCAATCTTATCTAACAATTCTGAAACAGATGAGGAATACATTGGATAAGAAGGAATGTAAATGGGTTGATGTGGGATGTGGTAATTTTTTTGAGACTTATATCTCTCTTCCATTTCTAACAGATAATTATATAGGTATAGATATTAATAGTTATTATATACATTTTAATAAAACAATATGTAAACAGAGATATCCAAATACATCATTAATATTTGAAGAGATGGATTTTACTAATAATGTGCTTCCAGATGGAGATATATGTATTATTAAAAATGTATTGAGTTATCTAAGTTATATGCAGATTTTTTCATTATTAAGACAATTAAAAAAGTATACAATAGTTGTTATAACTGAAGAATTGTCTTATTGTAGATTAAATAAAGATAATGATTCAACTTATTATCCAAGAATGAATGGATTATGGATAGACGAAGATCCATTCAATATCCCTGTAAAATCGTTACTAAGTATTCCAATGAATAATAAGAAATTGTGGAGAACTGTTGTTTGGAGACCATAATTGAGTTTTTTTTAATTTATAATTTAATGTTTTAATTCTTTGAACACGTAGATATGTCCACACACGTATGTGATGAATTGCTTTGCACATTTACACATGATGTTTTGAATTGGTCTAGTGATCAATCAAAGGTTGTGGAGAATCTATTGAGACGTGACGACGGAACACTAGTATGGGTGTCTTCTCGTGCTAATAGGGATTATGTTAATCGTCTTATCGACCACAATCATTTTACTATTATGAACAAGATTAGTGCTTTTGTCTCTAGTTTGTTTATCTGAACATTTATAAAATTATAAATGTCCTAAATATATTATTAATAATAATTGAATTTTTTTTAATTTATAATTACAAGTTTTAATTCTTTGAATACGTAGATATGTCTAACGATTGCGCAGAATCTGTCGAGTGCGACAATGCATTTCATTATGATTCATCTACTGGTAAATGGGAGCTTGTAAAACTCCTTGTTGAGACTGAACCAAACACTAATGTTGACGGTGATTGTGAATCCGAAAATAGTGAAGCTGGTTCTGAACTTCTAGTAATGGAAGACGAGCCTAAAGTGATATCTACAATGGCGTTTTTGAATCAACTAGTGACGAATATAATCACTTCGGTCGCTGAGACATTCAGTGAGTATGGCACTACTCTATTTAATTAAAAAATATTTTTTAATTAACAATCATATTAAAATCCTCTTCTTTCTTTTCTATAATTAATAATAAGTTTGATATATCTATAAATATCAGCTTTCAATCGTTCTTTAATCATATTATATTCTTGTGTATTTGGTTCAATGCCTGCTCCATAATCTAATGGTTCCATTACTATATCTATGAATTTTTTAAATGTTGTTGGTGTTATTTCCATATCTCGTTTAGAATAATTTAATAATACAATAGCTGCTGCTAATATTTGACTATTCAATAATTTAATAACAGATAATCCACTCATTTCATCTACAACATCCTCTCTAAATTCTATAGGGATATCGTACTTATCTAACGACTTCTTGAGAGACCATGCTGGTAAGAAGAATTTCTCATCAAGATTCTCAAATAAGAGTAGTTCTCTTTTTTTATTAGATTTTTTCTTTTCATATCTTAATATGGGAATGAATGGTGTGGGTGGTTGAATATAAACAGAACTTGCGATACTTATATTAGGTACAGAAGCTGAACCAACATCCATGATTGAATATTTAATCTATTTTTAATAGATTATAAAAATAATGATGAATACAAATAATAAATCTTGTTGTATTTGTTTAGATAATATCAATCCAATTTATAATCTCCATTGCTCGCATAAAGTATGTAAAGAGTGCATAACAAAATTACAGTCATCTCATTGTCCTATATGTAGAAAAGAACTTTCACATAAAGATGACAAAATTCCTCTGCATATTTTACGAATGATTTTATGTAGAGAATTAGAACAAAAAGATATAGCGTTAAGAAAAGATTATGTAATCTCTCTTTATCTACAACAACATACTAATGTAAATATACAACTTCTTTATTCTGCTTTGTGCATTTTTGAAGAACCAGAAATACTTCTAACATTAACACCAAAAGAATTGAAATTTTTAATATCGAATCATTAGTAATTACCATCTTACCATGAAAAAGTTCATAATATATTGTGCTACAGAATTATTTTTTATTGTTCTACTTATATATGTAGAATATTATTTTGGTATTCCAACATTTGAAAATTTCATACGATCAATCCTATTCAACAAAACATATTGCTTATGTTAATATATAATAATTATTATTAATTATTATCTACATATTATTCTTGAAAAACTTTACATAGAGATTCTGGTGAATATTTTCTTCTCTCTATTATACTTCGTTCACAGCCTCTAATTTTTATAATTGGATACTTATTATATTTACCTGTAAATAGATCATTTATAGCAGCTTCTTTTTTCCAAGATGCATTTGTTAAATATTTATAAGGGCCTTCTTCGGCATCTAATAAACACATGGTATATTTGTTTTGTTGTACTAATTTTTGAGCGGATATATGAATAGTTAAATAGTTGGGATATGATATTCGTTGAAAAGATACTTGTTCTTTTCTTTTCTCATCTAAATATGCATCTATATCTACGAATTGTTGTGTTGACATAAACTCATCACACCAATCTATAACAAATTTATTATTTTTAGTACATGCAAAAAACCAGCTCTCAATAACAGGAGTAATACTATTAGGTAGTTCTAATTTTTTTATTCTATATCCAATAAAGTCGGAATTTGTATTTTTTTGTATTGTATGTAACCAATTAAATGATGTATTACAAATAATAGATGCATCCATCCAAATACCTCCATATTCTTTCAATAAATTTAGTCTAACATAATCAGATAATCTAGCTGGTTGTTCTTCTATATGTTTTAGATAATTGATATTAAAATTAGGTAGATATTTATTTATATTTTGTAACGTAATAATATTAATAATATAATTAGAATTATATAATTTCCATGAATTAACACATCTTTGAACTATATCAGGAAGAGTTTCTTTATTCCAGAACGTCCATATAATAGATGGAATTATGCTGCTTTTTTCATTATCACCAAATTGGTACTCTTTAATTATATCATTACTATATGATGATGTATTATACACTTTATATAACAAAAAAGATAACGAAATACCAACTAACGTTAATAATATAATTAATAAAAAAAGATATATCATTTTAATAATTATAAGTAATTTATAATTATTTTTTTTTGTTTAATTAACAGCACTGTTTACAACCTACCTTATACGACCTTCGAAAAACTTGATAATATTATCAACAGCCATTGGATTATTTGAATAAACAGAAATTACAAACACTTCAATATCATCTAAAAACTTATAAAATTCATTATCATTTATTGATGATGATTGTAATGTTGATGATGACGATAATGATGATGTTGTTGATACCATTGATGTCGATGATGATGAGGACGATGTAGTAGTTGTTGGTAATATATTAGAACAATCGGAATAAGCAGATTGTGTCATTTTTTCAACATATTTTTTAATATTTTCTGGAATAATAGAAGATGGGGCTACGGTATTATAAATGTTATCAGTTTTTTGTTTATAACATTGTTCCAATATTAGTATTAATTCATTTCTTACTAAATTTTTTCTATAATGTAGCATAATAGCATCAACATATTTGATTAATTTAGGATCATCATTGCGAATATTCATTAATTTCCATACTTCTCTCACTTTCACAAACAAATTATTAAGAGATGTCGGATCGTTAACAGGGTTATTAGTATTTGTAGATTCCATAGTTATTAATATATAATGTAATATATTAATTAAATATTCAATTTTCT